ACGCAGAATATCATAGTTAGGAATCTCTAACCTAACAAATAGATTTGTCTGTATCGCTGAATATGCGGATAGGTCTAGTGCCATTATGTTAAATCTTCATGAAAAGTAAATGCTCCGTCCCAACTAACTTGGTCACGAGCAAAAATAGTCCAATTAGGAAAGTTTGTGCAGATAACTTTAAAGACACAATTGGGACCTACGGTTAAACTATAAGCACCTGTGCTTTCAATTACTGGTCTATTTAATGTAACACTATTAGAGTTAAATGCTACATCACTAACTACCGTATAAACCTTTTCTCCACCTAATTGTATTAGATCACCTGCCTTAAATTTATAACCTGATGATGTAGTAGGACTTGCGGTTAAGGTTAATGAAGTATTACCTTGTATAACATTACCTGCAAATCCTGTAGTAGATATACTATCACCTTGATAGTTCATAAACCATTCTGTGCCACTTGTGTTTAGGCTGATATTACCACTTGTATGTCTATCAGCATTTTCTAATGCTTCAATAGAGCCTCTTAGAGTTTGCCAAGCAATACCATCTGCTATCTTAACATCAAATCGCCATACCTGGCCTCCACGACTGGTTGATCTAACAGTTTGATCTCTAGAAATAGTTTGACTGACTACGCCACGCTTGTTGATACTGATGCTTTCTGCGTAATCAATAATAGTCTGAAATGCTGTTGTTGTCATCTTAATTACCTTCTAGTTTGTGGCATACTCTTACCACCTTGCATCGCTACCGCGTGGATGAATGATGGATCTCTTGCAATCATCTGTTTGAATGACTGTGCATCTACGGCATTAATATTATAATTTACCACCTGACCTAATTGGTTATTTGGAACTACTCTGGACCCTCCAGCATTCATTAGCAATTCAGGTCCTCGTTCTCCAACTAATACTGGTGAATTATTTGGAATGATACCACCATTGGCAAATCCAAAGAAACTCTTGATGCCACTGAATATATTACCTCCTCCACCAATGCCTCCGCCTGGTGTAAAGATATTGCCTATGCCACCAAAGGTGCTGGCTATCAATTGTCTTATCTGACTACGCAATAGTTCTTCTACGATACTATTCATAAAACCTTTAAATTCAAATTTCCCTGTTTTAGCAAAATCTACAATAGCATCTTCCATAGTTTGTGTTGTCTTAACAAACGCTCTCTCAGCCATCTTTGCGGCATTGGTTGCATCATCAGCATAGTCATTGAATGCTCTCTTCCAACCAGTTGAGAAACGCCTGCTTTCTTCATATAATTCTTTTTGTTGTTTCTTTAATGCTTCACTATTTTTTTCTGCAATCCTATGAATTTTATTCAATTCTGTATCAGTTATATCTCTGCCAAGAGCGGCCTCCATAGCGTCAACTTGTGCATTGGCACTATCTCTCGCGGCCTCTTCAATATCACGATAAGCAAGTTCAAGTTGATTAAGTGTCAAACGTGCTTGTTTATCATACATATCCATTGACAATTGGCTTTGTCTTATTCTTTCTCTTTCGGCGTATTGTTCTATTTCATAGGCTGCTTTTCTTGCTTCACTTTCCTCAATGGCGCGACGAGTAAATTCCATTTCTCTGTCAGCCTTTTTTTGAAGTTTTATAATTGTTTCATCTATTGCTTGTGCTTTTTTCTGATCTATTTCAGTTTGTGTTAATTTTTCTTTTTCTTGTATTAACTTTGAAGTCTCAGTTACTAGATTTTTCATTATATCTGCTTCTGCACGACGCAATTCTTGATATTCTCTTGATGTTCCAAGTAACTTAGTTTCCAACTGTATACTCTGTCGTCTTTCCGCATTAGAAACTTCAAATGCCCCAACAAGATCTTTTTGCTCTAATAGAAAAACCCTAAAAGCATCATTTAAATCAGTGAGATCAGTTACAGCCTTGTCTATTTGTCCTGGCTGGAACAATTCTAAATCAATCTTAGAACCTTCTATATCTGACATCTGATCATTTAATGCTGATGCACTTTCTTCTGCATCTTCAAATGCCTTATCAATGGCTAAAACAGCGGCTGTGGCTCCAGCAATACCAGCAATAGCCTTAACTAAACCAACACCAGTTACACCTTGTAATATTGTTCCTGCGACAGCGGCACTGCGTATTGCTTTGGCTAATTTAACAAATGCAACACCCATATCTACAATTCTATTGGTGATTGCTACTGCTGTTAATACTCCTAATACCTGAATCAATACTTTGATATGTTCAATTACAAAATTAACAGCGATTAATAAACCTCTGCCAAGTTGATCAATTAATTTCTGATTAGAATTAATCCAACCCGCCAAACGATTAACTATTTCAGATAAGGCCTGACCAAATCCGCCTTGCGTTAATGTATCCGATGATTTCTTAATAGCATTTTGTAAATTAACAAAGGCTGTGCTCATTGAGTTAGCACGAGATTCAGTTGCGCCACCAAACATCTCATTGAGACCTTCAGCAAGAATACCTCGTATCCTTGAGGCACCCTCCATAGTCTGACCTAATTCAGATATTTCATTACGAGCAACACCTGCCTTTTCAGCAAGAATAGTGTAAACAGGAATACCGCGGTCTTGTAGTCTTTCTAAATCTTCAAGACCCAAACCACCTGACATTGTTCTTGTAAACAGGTCAGTGATAGCCTGTAGAGCACCTACACTATCAACAGAACTCTTACTGACATCAGAGAATAGTTTTAATTGTGCTACGGTAGGCTCAATACCAGCACTTTTTAATTTAATAACAGTTGTGGCTAAAGTATCTACATTTAAACCAAGTTGTTCTGCTAATTTTTGAGTATCTCTAAATGCCTTACTACCTGTCTCTACACTTTTATATAGAGTTCCAAATGTTCTACGTAGATCATCTAGTTTAGCACCAGTCTGTGTAACTTCTTTAAACGCAAATGCGCCAGCAATACTGGCACCCACAGTTTTAATAGTGTTGCCCAAACTATTAATAGCACTCTGAGCACCTTTGGTGTCTATGTCTACTCTATATTTTACGTCAGCCATCTCTTTACTTCCTTATAGTTTTTCTTAGATATCGTTCTATATCTTTAAAAGTTGGTTCCGTCATACCACGACGAGCCTGTTTACTATAACCTTCATCAAGTCTTTTAGCATAAGGATAGTTGGCTTCAATAACTGTTCTGTTGAGGCGTGTTTTGCTAACAGCATTACCTGATCTAAAAGGAGTATAGCCAACAAAAGAGTTAAAGGCAAATTCAGGTAATTCCTTGACACCGCGAGCCATCTTTCTAAGGCTGGGTGTCATTGTATTTCTTGTTACTTTAATTGCCACTTTGTTTGCTCCTTTCTACTATTGCCTTAAGTTCTTCTTGTGTGTATTTCTTCTTCATTGGAAGCACTTTACCTGACGCCTTAGCATCTGCTAGTTTGTCATGATAGGCTCTTATTTTTAAAGCCTCAGTTAAAATATACACATCAAGAGTATCACCCCTTGCCGCAATCTCGCTGGGTAGACAATGATATCTATTAGCCAGCGTGTCTATTAACAATATCTGATGAGCCAGTTCACTTTCTGGGTCAACATCAGAATTTGTTACTTTCCCAATCCTTCTACTACCTTTGTCATTACTCGTAATAGGATTTTACCTGGCAATACATTTTCACCTTCAATCAATTTATTACCCTGTTCATCCATAATCAAGTCTTTGACTACATCTATAATTGCACCTTGGTTATCTGCCTTAACACTACTCATCTTTAAGAATAAGTCCATAGGCTGTCTATCCCAGGTGTAAAATTCAAGCGGTTCCCCATACTCTTTGACTGTTTCTTCGTCATCTAGAGTCATAATTACTAACTGGGGTTTTTTACTAAGTTCTGATAATTTCATTTCTGATCTCCTTGTCTTTTAATCAATTCGTTTACAAGAACAATACCAAAGTTAAGTCTGTTCTGTATCTTTTCAACATCACCTTTAGCGCATCTTAATTCGTTAGTGGCTTTAGCCAACTCACCTAATAGACTGCTAATCAGTTCTGTTGAGGTCTTTTTATCTAAAACATCCATCTGCTAATCTCCACAAGTATTTATTGATAGAAAAACAGGGCTATTAAAGCCCTGTTTATTCTTTGATCCAAGTATTGTTAGATCGTTGTGTATTCACCTGAGATGGTGAATGTCACTGGTGTTGTCCAAACTGGTGAATCAGCACTAATAGTTGGAGCAAGACCTGTTACATAAGCATCAGCAACAAAAGTCTTTGTTCCAAGTGTTGTTCTGAGTTCAACTTTGGTCTTGTTATTGGATAAACCAATTAGACCTAATTTGTCAGCACTGCCTGCAAGCGCACTAGCATTACCAAAGAATGTTGCTTCTTCAACGACAACCGTTGTAGAAATACTATTGGTAGATGTTGTGGCAACCTGCAGTTTACTCGCTTCGTTTAGTTGACTCCAAGTAAAGACATCATTAGCGTTGTTAACGGTTAGGTCTTGAATACTTGGAACAACCAGATTACCAACGATAGGACTAGGACTTAACACTCTCAACGAGACTGTTGGATAGTCTGTTCCTGGTTGGACTGCTACATATGAAGTAGGCATCTTTCAGTTCCTTTTAATTTAAGTATTTTTTAAAACTAAATTCAAACTCGGTTATCATCGCATCGCCTTGAAACTCAGTTGTGACTGAACATAACTTTTGTATAACGCCAGTTATGGTAGAACTCAACCTAAGTTCCTTAATGGTTTCAACTAGACTAGTGTAGTTTGAAGGTAGTTGTTTAGCATCGGTTACGAAGTATGCACGGACCGTAATTGTTTCATTCACCCAACCATCTCCTTTGAGGGTATCAAAGTCTGGTGATTGATCATATTGTGCGGCATCCACATATATCCTTTTGAAGTTTTTAAAATACAATGGATTACCATCCTGCTCATAGGGTAAGTCGGTAGCAACCTGGAACGTGCCCAGTGTTGCTGAACTTAATCCTTGTATTGCTGATAGTATAAGTGATCTCATTAGCGTATTCTCTTAAGGTTAACCTGCCATGGTTGTTTTTCTCCACTAGCGATAGCACCGCTATTGTCGAAATCATACCAATCGCCTGAGGCTGTCAATTCATCAAATAGAATGTTGAACTTCTGTTGGTAGAAGGCTATTTTCTGCCTTTCAGCATTTTCTTCTGTGCCAAAGTCTGCGATACTGGGTAGTGTGTAGTTATAGAGACTATAATATACGCACAAATCAGTAAAATCACTTTGACGACCAACAATACGATCAACATTTAATGCGGGAATATCAGCCACGGTGTTCACGGTGGCAGTAGGATCCATCTTGAGATAGTAACTACGCCACCATGTTGTTGCCCTAAACAAACTTAGGATACGTGCGGTTGCTCTCACTAGGTGAGTTTCAACTACATCTTCCGTGAGGCCTTCGTTGGTGTCAAACAATCGCTGATCAGCATCAACAACATCCTGATACTCTGCGAATGATATTACGGTGGTTCCGTTGTTTAAGAAGGCCATGTTCTTACTCCTTTATTAACTTACAACGCTACTCTTAAAGCCTAACGCACAACCGTGACCTTCGTAGACTGTTCCTGTTGCGTATAACGCAGTAGCAACGATCTCGTCAGCACGTAATGATGCATCACGTTGTGTTTCGATTTGTATGTCACGCATTAATGCTAGACCTAATGCACTTCTATGGAATACAGCACCAGGATACTGACCTGCATTACCATTGTTGGCTAGGTTAGATGTTTCAAATACTGGAACACCTGCAAGCATACCCACATATCCTGTAGCAAGAACTTCATTCTGTGCCATACCAGCATTTGGGTTTGCGTATGTGTTTGTTAAGTTTGCCTTGAGGTCATAAGCGATTGCTGGGTGTAATACAACAGCCATGTCATCACTTGGAACACCAAGACTCTTAAGTTTCTGAACACCGTTGAAAATATCAGCGGCTGTAATTGCTGTTGAAGTTGATGTAACATTACCAACAACACTGGTTGTGAAACCTGTGAAGAGTGCTGTTAAATCTGTATCGATCTTACGAGCGATACCTTCACCAAATAAACGACCAACATCACTAACAACATCACTTGCACTTGAGATGCGAGCAAGGTCAGTAACTGTGGTCATCATACCAACTTCACTAACTGTTAGTGTAGCACCGCCTGTTGAAATAACGTTAGCAGTAATATCACCACCTTCACTTAATGAGTAGGCAGTTGCCTGTGGGTATGATGGAACAACAACACTCTTACCTGACTGAGGTGCGATGTTGTAAACTTTAACGAGGTTACGCATGATTGATCGCTCAGATGCCTGGAAGACAGCCTCAGCAACCATTTGAGGTAACAAATCGTTTAAACTAGTAGTTGTAGAACTCATTGTTTTAATCCTTTAATTTTTAAAATTACATTCCACGAGCCTTACGATACTCTTTGTATCTGGCTCTGTCTTCTGGATTACTCATGTTTAACTTTGAGACATCCAGGTCTAATATGCTTTTCGCTTGAGCACTAAGGCTACTACGACTATTGGTAGTAGCAGGAGTTGGTGAGACAAAGTGCGGATTCGAATCTAGGAACTCGCGCACTAATTCATCAACACCATAGGGATTACCATTATCTTGATAACGGACTGATCCTTGGGTATCAATGACCTCTACATCTCCTTCATCGTTTAAACGTAGATTGTTCTTTAACAAACTCTTGACCTGTTCGGCATTGATAGCACGATAACGGGCCGCGGCTGAAGTTAAAGGCATATCTACCTTATATTCTTTGATCATAGCGTCTCGTTTTGCGATTTCACTATCTTTTTTGGCAACGATCTCTTGTAGAGTTTTTTCAAACTCACCACGTTTTAATTGATTATCCTGCCTACGCTTTTCGCTGTCGGCTTTCAATTGACGCAGTTCTTCTGGATCTCCAAGGTCTTCATACGGTTTCAAGATTTTCTTTGTGATACTACCACGCATTCGCGCCATCATATCATCAACCTCTTTCTGTGTATAAGTCCTGGTCTCTATTGCCTCTGCCTGATTTTCAGTTTCGTTTAGGTCTAAAGCATCAGTTGCTGTTTCACCTGTAACCAATGTATTGTCTGACATTGTTGCATCGCCTCCTTAGTGAGTAATTTAATATTTATGTCCTGATTAGCGTCCAGGACGTGGACGTGGTTTCTTTGGTTTTCCGTAAGCCATCATCTGCTCCTTTTATTACGGCTCTGACTGGCTCTGATAGCCTGTGCCTGTCTTACTGCTCCTGCTCTAGTAGGATAGACCTTACCAGTCTGGCCATATCTATATCCGCCTTTAACTTTCATTATTGGCATTGGTATATTCCTGTTCTTCAGACATTGTTTCTGAATGATTGCAATCACACTTATGTTCGTGTGTATATCCTTGTGCAGTTAAACTGGTATGTTCTGCTTCTGTTCTTGCAATTACTGCTTCTCCTGTAGGACTATACATAATATGTGCAGGATAGTCCATGATATTTGATCGTTCATCTTCATCAAGATCTAACCAATGCATAATACGCATATCGATGGCAGCCTTGACTTGACTATCAACAGGATCAGTTGATGCCGCAATCTGTAATTGTCTAATTTCTTTTTCTGTATCTCTAATGTTGAATGAATCAGGATAATCAATACTACCAGTCCAGGTAGTGCCCTGATAATCACACCATATACGCCACATTTGTTCTTCGGCTAATTCAAAGTTGTCAGCCATCTCTGATAGTTTGGCTTCAAGAAGACTGAATTCAGTTTCCATGGCCACACCAGATAAACTACGACTTTCTGTAGCACGAACAGCACCAGTATTAGCCATCTTATCAATAGCATCAATACTCTGTTGAATACCACGATAGATAGCATCAATGTTAGCACCTGATGTTTCTAATAGATATGGTTTTAATCCTGCGTCTAGCGTTTCTGGCATATGAATAAGTGCGCCTGCACCTGTGCCAATGTTGACATCAGGTGTGGTGACCATTGAAGGATGACTGTCTAGTCTAATACTCTGTGCGATCTCACTGGTGCAGTTGTAGATAAACTTCTGCATATCTGCAATGTCTGCAATATTACTAACACCAATGGCTCTATGAATACTTCTATTGGCATAGGCAGTAATAACTGGCACATAACCCAACTGGTTTGGCTCTTCCATACTGGCAATTTCTTTGCCTGTGCGTGTGTCATGTGTCCAAGTATAGATTATGTCGTTGGTCCATAGTTTAACTGTTCTGATTTCATCATTGAAGTCTTCAATATATTTGAAAGCATCAAGAGCATAACGTCCTGATGGTAGTCTTTCATAACTCCAATCCAATACCACAAGAGGTGTCAACACTGACACATAGGGTCTAATGCTGTTAGCCACTTCGTCAGCACGAGTTACCGCATTAATGTTAGGTTTGGTTAATAGGATAAAACTATGACCAAACACATTTGACCAAGTTGATACTTCCTTCATGAACGCATTGAGACTGCGTCCTTCAAGGTCAGCATCTTTAAGGAAGTCTTCTAATTCTGGACTACCCGCCAGTGTGCCATACTCTCTCTCAGGTTCTTGTCTGAATAGGAAACTGTTATATACGGATACGACACTTCGTGTATGGTTATCCAGTGGAGTTTCTTTGATACGAGCACGATATTCTGCATCTGTTTCTAATTGGTAGCGTGTAAGGTGATTACCATCTTGCCATTCTGTGCCGCCAAGATAGGCTTCAAGATAGAATCTCCAGCGTCTTTTATAGTCTATATAGAGTTGATTAGTGCTACCAACACTATCAATGTCTTGGTTTAAACTTCTTATTATGGTCATCTTAATATCCTTGCTTGTGTTCTACCTGCTTCAATGCTATGGCCCCAACGCTGTGGTAATGCCGTAGTGTCATATTCTCTTGTTACTGGGAAGAGAAAGTCTACGCAATAACGAAGAGCATCACTCATATGATCGTAGCCTGATTCTTTGTCTGGCTGGCTAGTGCCAGGTTTATATGTGTGCTTTTCCAGCGACTCTATTAATCTACGGCATCTTGGGTCAACAAATAAGGTTCGTTCGCCAAGACTATTACATAATTTACTATTTACCGCATTTATACCATCCCTTACAGGGTTGTGTTTTGTAGGACACTTAACTATGAATCCTGCGTTTTGTAGTATGGTGAGGTCAGTAGTGCCGCCTGCTGATGTCTTACGCTGTCTTGCCGCAGGGTCGGGGAAGACCCAGACTTTGTTGTTTGGGTAGCGTGTATGTATTTCTTCCACTGCCTCTTGGGTATTACTAGAATACATAACGATTTCATCAATGGCGTGTAGGACATTGTCTTTCCTTGCGAAAACAACCATGGTCATTGGATCTATGTTGAAATCCATTCCAATATAGATATTAGAAGGCACCGCCTCCTCCCATGATTTAACATTTAATCCTCTGTCGTAACTATACCATACTCTATTAGATAGATCCTCCCAAGAGGCTTCATACTCTTGTCTAAAGGTGCGCTCATCTAGTTCGTGACGTGCGGCTTCTATCTCTTCTGGGGCAACATTGCCTCCCTGTAGAGTTGTATAACTAAAACTTTCCCATTGATGTTCGTTAACATCTTCGCCTCGCTGATATAGGTCGTAGGCCCAGTTCTTTCCTATAGGTGTTGTGATGAATAGTGCGGACCCATTACGGTCAGACAGCGTAGGTCTGAGAACTGTGGTCCAGGCACGCTCATCAATAAAGGCAAACTCATCCATAATTAGAAAGTCCAAACCAATACCTCTTAGGTTTTCGAAATTGTCTGCGCCTCTAAGTGAGATACGACTATTGTTTTTGAGATGTATGGTTAAATCACTTTCGTTAGTCTTATGGACCCAGTTCATATCTATAAGACGACCTTTAATTTCGTCCCACATAATAGTTCTTGCCATGCGATATGTGGGTGTTACATAATATGCGTGTTTATTAGGCTGACGGCAAAAGCGTGCCAATTCACGCATTGCCAAATAAGTTTTACCAAAACGTCGACCAGCACATAGAACACGGAATCGTGCTCCACTATCTGTTACTGCTCTTTGTCCTAGGTTTAATGGCATTAAAGTCTTCTCAACACTGACACTATCTGTGGGTCAGGTCTTTCTTCTACTAATTCAAACAAACCTTCTGCTAGGATGTCTTGATAGATTTCCCAACAACCTGGAATATGACCCCGCTTGCACATATCATGTAGTGCAAGGTATCCACCAGGCTTAATCTTGTTCTTTACAAGTTCATATCCATCACGCTGTGCCTGTGGCCAGTCCATGTCAAGAAAAGCATAATGTAAGTCTTTAATAAAACTAACATCTGTAGTATCAGTAACTAGGCCTTTGACTAGAACAACATTGTCATAGCCTAATTCATCAAGTTCTGCTTGTATGTGTTGATCAGTATATCTATCACCATAACGATCTTTAAGGTTATACCAATGTTCCATACATACGGCCGCCATACTAGCCCGACCACCTGCACGTTGACTGGCTTCACAACGTGACAGCATTTCTTCTACAGGATGTCCTGCATAGGTGTCAAACCCCCAAATAGTGTCTGCACGATTGCCCCATATACGACGCATATTGGCAAGTCCACCGCCATAGGCAACGCCCATCTCACAACCACGTAACTGACTGTCTGGAAACTCCTCAAGCAGTTGTTCTTGATACTTTCGTGTAATTAGGTGCGCACCATTGTTTACGTTTAATTCTATATCTAATATCTTCATATCTTGTCTCCTTTAATCATCGGTCCAGGGAAGGATTTGATCTGATTCACTATTGACCGGACTATCACTTTGTCCTAACATATTCTTACCAAGCCAGATCAGCATTGAGCAGTTGCCATTAAGTGCTAACTTTATCTGTGCTTGTCTTAATCTCTGTTTGGTCTGTTCCTGACCTTTTTGCCAGTATTCATAGAAGTTGTATTTCATTGTTTCTTCAGGCACACCAAACCACACGGCTATTTCACGCATGGTGCATCCTAGTGTGCTGAGAAAGAATACTTCATCGGGTGGCACAACCTTCTTGTTATTGCCTCGACCCACTATTAGGCCTTCCTTTGTGACCGTTCCCCACCGGGGGTTCTGTCTAGGTTTGAATTGCCATTTTTCTTTCTCCTGTTGTTCTGGTGCTTCAGAAACGATTTCTTGTTCGTCAGGAGAAGTTTCGGGGGTTTGTGTTGTGTCCATGTTGGTATTTACTCTGTATACCATCCATTATCTACATA